CTGAGCGCCATAAGCAACCAGCTGCATAAGTCCACCCGCCATGATCGCTTTGTACTAGTCCCCAAGAAAAAAATTCAGACGGATTTCCATTTAAACCCTCCTGCTGACCGCGCCTTTCCTTTACAACACTTACTTATAGTTCGTGAACCACTATTTGTAGCACTAGTGGCTTCCCGTATGGTATCATACTCGGCGATAAGGGTCTTGCCGTCGAACGACCACTGCTGAATTTTCGTAAACTTCAAAGGTTCGTTCATCCGAACATCTTCTGGGTTCACAAACTTCCAGTGAAACCCCCCCGCCGTCTTACGCGCCCCTTTACATACTTTACCTATATGTTCACTACACGCTCCAGACTCCATTGCCGCCTCCTCGACCGACTCGAACGTCCTGAGAAGTTGGGTCCCATCCTTGGACCATTGCTGAACAGGCTTGCGGTTCGCCTCTTTCAAAAGTTCCTTGGCCTCGTCATCATGATGCTTCCCAAACATGGAGTGAAGTTCGCCTGAGCGCACTGAGCTCATAAGCGCCTTGGTGTCTTCGTGAAGAACCTTGTTCTTGTTCCCGCCCGTCTCGTTGTTGTAGCCGCCTGGGGCCAAGGTTCCACGCTGAGCAATCTCCTGAATCTCGAGTTTGTCCAGGCGCTCTTCCCAGTTCCCTTCCTTGGGGAAACTGTGAAGAATTTCAATCGTAAATTTGTCCCATCCATGTAGACGAATGGCGTTATACAGGTGCCTTTTCCGGCCGTTGTTCACGTCGGAGATGTGGCCGTTCAGGCGGATTTGAAAATCATCCTGGACCGTCTGCCCTATATATTCCTTGTACGGATGAGCTCCGCTCCGACCGAAATTCTCTGGAATTTCTCGCTCGAGCTTACACTTTATAGAGTATACAAAGGGCATGCACTACTGAAATAAGCGGAGATTTCTTTAGTTGCGCCCAGGTCGAGCGCCAATTTTCTAGTGAAATGATAAATGTCTCGAGTGCCCCGCCCACCCCCACCCAGCCCACCCCAGGAGGAGGAGGAGTGCGACGAGGACGAGATGTGCGACGAGGATGAGGAGATGGAGTTTGGCGACCCCATGGAGGTCCTAGGGGCACTTTTGTCAACTGAGGAGGGAGAGACGATTGCCACCGCGCTCGTGGGTCTGAAGGATGCGACCGAGAAGATCGCCATGAGCCTCGAGATGCAGAACAAAATTTTGGTCAAGATCCTGAGCGCCATCTCCAAGTCTTCACCTGAGCCTAAATACGTCGCCGCCCCCGCTTAAAAAAGTCTGGCTCATTCTTAGTAATGTCAAGCTCCAAGAAAGTCCACACAATCGAGAAGGAAATTACTCCTGAACATGCTGAGGAAATTCGGTTGGCTCATCAGAGCTCCGAAATCAATTCGTGGACGATCGAGGAACTTGAGTCAAAAATAACTCAAGCAGAAACCGATGCTGGTTTTCACATTCGAGCAAATACACTCGCGGCTGACAAGTCGTGGGCGTACGTCTTGTTTCTGAATGACCAGGAGCGCGACGGAGATGGGTATCCTCGTAATCACACCCCAGAACACGTAAAGTCGCGAAAGGAACGATTCATCAATAGTTGCCGGACCCTGTTGACCAGGGTGGATAACTTGGACGCCAACAAGCGTTCAAGCAAGGATGTCAATGGTGAGGAATTTACGATTGAATTTCGGGTTCGCCGCCTGATTGTGGATCGTCAGGAGATGTTTGAGCAGTACCGCATTTGGGATCGCAGATTTAACCGTATCAACAATCCGACACTTGCTATTGATAACAACGACACATCCCTGAAGGATGACGAGTCCAACACGCCTTACCAGAAGCTCCTCCTGTTTCTGCTTCATCAGGCATATGACGAGGGATACCGGAGGTACCGTGACCAGTGTTGCGTTGAGATTCGGAACACACGGGCATGGAAGCCCGTCAAGGAGATTAAGGATTTTGTGTACGACACGACCCAGAAGGAGGACAATCCTGACATGTGGAAGAACCTGACGAGCCGCGGTGGTCTCGTGGGTGATGTGGTGCGCCACCTGTCAAACTGCAAGGATTTCCAGTTTCCAGAGATCAAGAAGGATCGGCACACGTGGTCGTTCCAGAACGGTCTGCTCGTCGGCAAGGACTGGAACATCGAGGATCAGAAGTATCAGATCAAGTTTTACCCCTACAATTCTCGTGATTTCCGCGACCTCGATCCCACTCTCGTAAGCTGCAAGTATTTTGATCTTCCGTTTGATTCATATGAGAATATCGACGAGTGGTATGATATTCCCACACCACACATGCAGTGCGTTCTGGATTACCAGCGGTTCGAGCCGGAGGTTTGCAAGTGGATGTACGTTTTCTGTGGGCGCCTGTGCTTCGAGGTGAACGAGCTGGATGGGTGGCAGGTCATCCCCTTCCTGAAGGGTATTGCCCGGTCAGGAAAGTCTACTCTCATCACGAAGGTTTGCAAATTGTTCTACGAATGCGAGGATGTTGCGACGCTCTCGAACAATATTGAAAAGAAATTTGGACTTCAGAGCATTTACCGTGGATTCATGTTTATCAGTCCAGAGATTAAGGGTGATCTTCAGTTGGAGCAGGCTGAGTTTCAGTCGCTGGTGTCAGGTGAGGACGTGTCGGTAGCGCGCAAGAATGAGACGGCGCTGAGTATGCAGTGGAAGACCCCTGGAATTTTGGGAGGAAATGAGGTTCCAAACTGGAAGGACAACTCGGGGTCTATTCTACGCCGTCTGGCCACGTGGAACTTTGGACGCCAAGTTGCGGACGCAGATCCTCATCTGGATCAGAAGCTCGAGCAGGAGATTCCAGCAATTCTGTGCAAGTGCCTACGGGCCTACCTCGATTACGCGCACAAGTACTCTGACAAGGACATCTGGAACGTGCTACCCAAGTACTTCAAGACGATTCAGAGCCAGATTGCACAGGTCACGAACGCTCTTCAGCACTTCCTTTGCTCGGAGAAGTTCAAGTTTGGCCCGAGCCTCTTCATGCCCCAGACGCTCTTCATTGCCCGGTTCAATGAGCACTGCAAACAGAACAACCTCGGGACGCACCGATTCAACCAGGATTTTTACGCGGGTCCGTTCAGTGCCAAGGAGCTGGAGGTTCGCGTTGACTCCAAGATTTACAACGAGAGCGCCTACTCCACTCAGCCCTTCATCTTCGGCCTTGACTTTTTGTCACAGGATTAAAATATAGCAAAATACTAATGGATCTGCGCGGTGTCACCGCGTTTCAGAAACTGTGGCGATCCAAGCGCGTTTTTGAAAACAGCCAGGGAGGATTGAAGTTTTCCGCCTCATCCCTCACGGCCAAAATAGCCACCTTTAAATTGCCTACTAATTTTCGTGCTGTATTCGAAACAGACCCCAAGGGGTTCTCAGAGATCACAGGGTACACCGCGAGTTTCAAAAAGCCCGTAATTCGTTGGGTCTCTGGGCAGGGGTGGATAGGCGACGCGGATGGGGTAACGAAGCTGATCGCCAAGCGTGGTCAGCAGACGATCGTCATGACTGACAAGTACTTTGACGTGATGGGTCTTGGCAACTACGAAGAGGCTCTCTTGGCCATAGTCAAGAACGGCTGGGCGCCCAAGTTGTTGCTCAAAGCTGTGCCAACCTATAAAAAGATTGACGGAATCTTCTACGTAAATATGCCTATTGTACTGACTGATCTCAAGGATGAGCTCAAGAAGCTGCCTAGCGCGATGGTTACGAGCGTGACGTACAATCCTGAGCTCAAGATGGGCGTACCGGCGGTTGTTCTCAAACTCGCCAAGCCCAAGTGGACGTATCAGTTCTTCAAGAACGGCACTGTTCTTTTCACCGGCATCAAGGATCCATCCGAGCGCGAGGCTCCTAGAATGCTTTTCAAGGAGTTTTTCACTACATACGACCTGTACCCGCTCCTCGCGTTCAATATGGCTGCGTCTCCCGCGATAAAGAGACCAAACAAGGGTGGAAACAGTGAAGCCAAAAAGGCAAAGTTGGCCGGGCGATACCCACTCGCGAGTTCCTGGAATTCCAAGCCTCCACAAGGGTTTTACGTGCGCCCGGGCACAAACGGTAAACCACGTCTTTATAAATGGCGCAAGATGGAGCGAAATATCACGACGCGTGAGATGCTGAACCGTGGTGCCATGGGGCTCAGCAAGAAGAACGCGGTCGTGGTTGCCAAGGCGTACGCGGCTGTAGGCGTCAATGTTCCCGCTCACACGCTCAAAATTTTCAGAAATATGGGAATTCCAATCGTGAATACCGAGCGTGAGGCGGCCGGAACCCCTGCCGGTCTCAAGAACCGTCGGGCACCGAGCTGGAACTCCACAAAGCCCGGATATTATGTGCGCCCCGGTCCTGGTAAGCAGCCATATTGGTTCGCAATTCCATCGGGATTGGCATCGGGTCGCAAGACTGTGATAAAGACGTACACTGACGCCGGGCGCAACATCCCTGCGGCGGTTCGTGATATTTTCAAGATTGGCGCCAACGTCAAGACGAACGTTGTGGCAGTAGGCGCGAACGAATTCACACCAGGTCTGCAGCACGTCGTGACGATGGGTCTGAACCGTGTCCTGCGAATCAACGACCGCCAGGCGACGCGGTTGACAAAGGCTGAGCTTCTGGGGGTTGCACGGAACATGGCGATTCCAGAGGCGAATTCCAAGATGGTGCCCTCTACCCTGATTGACCTCATACAGAAAAAGGCGGGGGTGTCGAACAAACCGAACAGAACCTACGACGTCCTAGTGAACGGTATGTACTATTCGTTCCTGAACAACGGCCGCGTCGCTCGTGTGACTTCAGAGGGCATTCAGACGCAGCGCGCGTGGGCGACGATGCCGATCGCCGAGCGGAACAAGATTGCCAAGAAGTTATTGCCTTCCAATTTACACGCCGAATATAATGCCATGCCCGTGAACAACAAATTCAACGCGCTGCGCGGTATGGTTGGCAATCGCAAGGCGGCCGTCGCCAAGGCCAAGGCGAACGCGAACGCAGCGTCCAAGGCCCTTGCAAAGGCCACGGCGAACGCAAAGGCGAAAGCGAACGCCAAGGCCCGAGAGAACGAGGCAAAGGAGAATGCCGAACTCGACGCTATGGCCATGCGAATGGAGTTGAACATGCGTATGACTCAAAATCTCGGGGCCGTTTACGAAAAGAACAACGTGAACAAGTTTATGAAGATTTATAATAAAATTCCGGTCGGTGCGCGTGGGAAACCGCTCAAGGCGAATATTGAGCGGACCTATAAACAATTCGTGCAGAACGCGTATACTTTCAGGGGACAAGAAAAGCCAAAGAAGGAGCGCGCCCCGAAGAATCAGTCGCTCAATTACGTGTATAACATTCCCAGAAACGCCGTCAATTTCTCAAACAAATTGGAGAGTCTTGGATTGAACTCGAGCAGGAACTGGACCTGGAACGAGATTCGCGCGGCGCTCAAGGGCAAGGCGTCTGCGTCGCTCAAGGCGATGTGGCAATCTAATGTGGTCGCCAAAGTCCCCAGAGGCGCAGTGGGACCGATCAAGCGCAAGGTCCCCCGACGCACTTGAGAAGGTCAAACACCTTGTGGAGCAACTTGAACAGCTCATCCTTGTCTGAAATTTTCTTGGGGTCTATAATTTCCAACTCAATTTGATGCGTAGTATCCTCATCAGAGTCTTTGTCGTCTGGGGTTCCCTTGACGATCGTCATATCGATTGATAAATTCTTCCGAACAAACGACCAACGCTCCTTGGTCGTTTGCTTGGTGCTCGTCTCCTCCCCGTCGTACTCAAAGGGCTCCTCGGTGCTCACACCTAGCCGCACGTCGAAGGGTACGGAATCAAGGCTAAAATCGTCTACGAGAACTCGCTTCTTGATGTGGCCCACCTGCTCATCAGTCTCCTCGTCGATCGTAAGGCGCTTTGACCCCTCAAAGTAATACACCGTCGCGCTCGTGTGCTTCGTTGACTCCCACCCGTCGTACTTTTCAAGAGAATTCATCACCTTGGAGAACACGGCGGGTCCAACGTTCGTGTCAAATCCCTTCCCTGAGCGCCGCCCGAAACGAATCTCAATCTCCGTGTTTGACTTGGTGGCGTGTTTCTGAATAATAGGTTCCCATTTAGCGAAAAGAGGTCGGGCCATAGGGTGCGCAATCGCCATCTTTGTTTAGAGAAATACCGCGTGAACCTTTTAAGACGAGATGCGAGGTTTATGGAACCTCGGCAACACTTGCTATTTCAATACGGCAATTCAATGTCTCGCTCACGTGCCGCCTCTTACAAAACACCTTTTCTCACTCCCGCCATATGAGGGGCCATGTGATATTACTCGTGAATATCAAAAGATTGTTCGGGAAATTTTCACAAAGGACAAAACAGGGCCGGTGAGCCCAAGTGACCTTCTTGGCGCATTCAGAGTTCGGTTTCCTCAATTTGCGGGTCATCAGCAACATGACGCTCAAGAGGTTATTCTTCATATGGTTGACGTCTTTGAGACGGCTCTTGGTAAAGGGCTTATTCAGGAAATATTCAACGGGGAGGATTCACAGGAGACGTTATGGGCGGAAGGCATGTCGACTGTGAAAACTCCATTTACGACTCTCATTTTAGACGTCAGCGAACCTTGTAGCCTTCAGGATCTCCTTGAAGATCGTCTCGAGGATCGCCCGATAGAGGGGTATACTGACGCACATGGAAAAACATACGCAATTGCAGCGGTTCGCAATCGCGTCACAAAGTGGCCGCGAATCGTGAGCTTTTCGTTCTCCATGTATGATTACAAATTTCCAGTCCAAATCCCATTCGAGTTTGAGGGTCGAAAGTTGTTTGCATGTGTGCTTCATCAAGGGGCTCAGTCTGGGGGACATTACGCGCTGCTTGTGAGACGGTTCGACAAGTGGTTTCTAAAAGACGATGATTCTGTAAGAGAGATGCCTGATATTAAAACATTCAAGGGTGAGTGGTACCAGGCGTGGTACCGCCCGTAATCTCCGACAGCTGAATATTCTCACGAATATTGACAATAGTGCGAAAGTAGGTGCGGCGATTGTTCGAGTGACTCTTGTCTGTACGCACCTTTTCCACAAACCACCCCAGGTCTCCGTACCCACACTCAACAATGGTTCCATCAGGGAGGTCTTTGCGCTTGTTGCCATTGTGAAGATCCGCCTCTTTGTACAACTCCCCCCGATCTTGTACAAAAAGATCCGATCCATTCTTCAACTGAAAATCAATTGTGATGCGCTCACGAGGTTTCCACTTGAACATAGTCTCGTGCGTTCCCATGCGGATTGGCTCCCGTATAGGCGTCATAACGATACCGTCCGTCTCGTAATCAAATGAATTCAAATCTGGAATTGGTTCTTCGAAAAGTCGCAACATTTTTTTGACCCTTATTTCGAACGGAGCCGCAGCAGTCTTGATGATAGCCTTGATCACCCCCCGAGCCTTTTCGAGACGCTGATCGAGTGGAAGGTTCATGAGGTCTTCACCCTTGACGAGCACTGCGTCGTGAACCACAAAAGCCATCTTTTCATTTTTCAATTGAACAAGTTCACCATCGAGTAAAGTATCCTTTGGAATCCGAATCTTCACGAGCTCAACCTGAAATGCACGATTTACTATAAACGTGCCATCAGAGTTGCTGATCAAAAATTGTCGGACACCGTCAGTCTTTTCGCATACGAAATAAGGCTGACGCTTCAACAGAGCAAAGTGTCTTCGTTCGATGGAAACCGGCTGTGGGCCTGGAAAACGACTCGCATCAGTCGCCTTCCATGCACACCTTATATATTCATTCATACTCTAAATTTGCTGCTATTCTCTATATCACGAATCGCGTAGCGATTTAGTCGCCGCGCGTCGCTCTCTAGGGTTCGAGTTTAACTCCCGCCGACTCGAGGATATTTCCGAAACACTCATGGACGTAGTGGCAAACGACCAGTGCCTCTGACGCGACACCAATTTTTACTCCAATCCTGGAAAGGGTCGAAAACATCTCTTCGTTATTTTCCAGTGGAAGTTTGATCGGATCCTTGCCGCCACGAATCTTCTTGTCCACCGGCTTGGCGTCCATGGCCCATACACGCGCCGAAGTCTTGACGCACTCGTAGAGCCCAGGTGTCAGTTTCTTTCCCACCTCGGTGTCAAAGGTCAACCCACGCTGGGCTGCAGATTCCGTCGACCCAGCCTTTGTGTTCTTCTCAAACTGGTCCCAATTGATTCCCTCAATGACTGATGGAAACACCAGAACCTGAATACCTTTTTCGAATGGATCCAGAACCTTGTGAAGAATTTCCTGATTCAAATTAGTTCCATAATCCATCCAAAAGATGCGTTCACCCGTCTTGATGAGCTTGGGAAGGGTAGCCTTCGAGTCCACGAAGTGAATCTCCAGATGAGTCCCGCGCATCATACATAGCATATGAAGATTCATCATAGTGTGCAGAGACGTGGCGCTGATAGACTTGTTCCTCGTCACTGCGACGACATGAAGAACGGTCATTTATTTTCAATAGATTTAAATCCTTAAGCCTTCGCCTTAAGCCGCTCCTCAAGACTTCCGATGAACCGAATGTTGCCTACGTGGCCTAGGACGGTCATACAATCTGCGTAAATCTTGCCGCCCATCTGCTGCCACCTGCGGCAAAAGGCGTAATCTTCCGACAGGTACCGGCGCGAGTCTGGATCGATCATACAATCAAAAACGGCCACGTACTTCTCGAGATCGCGATTCTGATGGTCATTCACACACTCAAGCTCCGGATACTTCTCATGCATCTTGGTGAACACGTCACGCTTGATGAGCATGAAGCCGGTCGGGCCGTCCAGAACCTCTGCAAATCCATTTACAATCTGTGTATTCTGATACTTGAAGTTCATCACGAGGGACGCCGCGACGCGGGAAAGGTCCTTGCCCGTCCCGCCGTTCTTGAGGTGCTCATCGACGCTGTCCCACATCACACACTTCTTAGGATAACACGCCACGGCCACGTCATGACCCGACTTGATGAGACGGATGACAGATTCAGGATCGAAATGAATATCAGCGTCGATAAACAGAAAGTGGGTCGCCTCGGTCTTTTGATAAAAACGCGCAACCGCGAGATTACGCGCCCTGTGCACGAGCGACTCGTTTTCGGTGGTGTCAAGCATCATCTGTATGCCATTCGCCGCACACGTGCGCTGAAGACGCATCATGGACTCGGCGTAAGCCTGCAGACACACGCCTCCATAGCACGGAGTGCTTACGAAAAGAGTGATCTGCCCAGTCATTATGGGCTAAACGCAACTGCTCCTTAAGTTGCGTACAATTACGTCAATTTTAGACAACGTTGGGGCGGATACACCGCAGATTGTGCACAACTCGTTCTTGTCCGGAGCGAAACTCGCTTCTTTCAAGACCACAAACATCACGGCGGCCGCCACCGCCTTTGGTGTGCGCCCCTGAAGTTCAACACACTCCTCGAGCTCCTTGCAAATCTTGATAATCTTCATCTTGATTCGTCCCCTCTGATCGCTGGGTACACAGGTGACGTCATTGAAGAAGCGAGGGATCAAGTCTGCTGCATTCGTGACGTGAACAGCCGTCTCGGGAATCTGCTCTTGATACATTTCAAAAGTCCTGGACAGATCACGTGAAGGTATCCCAAACGCATCGGCAATCTCCTTCGTGGTTCGCGACACGCCCGACTCGCGACACGCCTGGAAGATGCAGTTCGCCTTGATGCCGTTTCTGACCGCCCCGCGAGTCAACACCGCCTCGTTGAACGCCTTGTACTTAATCTTGACCTGATACATAACCGAACCCGGGAGGTTCAGGACCTGCTTCCCCACCCGGTCTAGTTCCTGATATGCGTGGAACAGAGCGCGATCCTTGTGATTCATTGATGTATGCAGGTTGATCATAGCCAGACGCTTCTGTTGATACGAGGACTGCTTTGCGACGCTCATGATTGTCGAGGCGCCCCAGGCGGCGGAAAAGTGATCAGTGTTGACAGGAGCGCCTACGCGTGACGGATCCGCCTTGCACTCGTCACCCCCAGAACGCCATTCAGGTTCGTCGCAAATGAAGGCACAGTCAACGCGACCGCATCCAGTGCAAACCGGTAAATCGTCAAACACGTCATACCTTCTACGGCCCCCGCAGTGTTCACATACATAGTCTGCATGATTACGGGGGGTCACCTCTGGTTGGGAGAGGGGACGACACGCATCAAAGTCTGCCCACACGCGATCGAGCTCACACATTAAGAGTTGGTTTGAAGATGCAGCGCGTCCACCTGGCCTGGAAAAAACCTGTTTTTTCTTTAATGAGCGCTCCAGTCGTCGATCATGTCAAACGCGCGGCCGTTCAGGAGATTACGTCCAAGTCGCCCTTCAACGTTTTCAACATTGTGGCTATCGTCGCAATTCTCGTGATTGGCTATTTCCTGTACAAAAAGTTCACCGACAAGTTCCAGAAGGGCGCCATCAAGTTCCCTTCGATTGTTCCCGCCTCGGTCAGTTCGATGGAGGCTGCGGCTCCTATTGTTGTGGAGACTTCCCCTGATGTGATCCCAGAGCCCGGTGTGAAGGAGGAATAATTTTGTTCTTAAATA